CACCATTTGCTTTACCATCTGTAGTTGTTGGTCTAAATCCAGTTGCTGTAACATTGACAAAACAGTTTGTTGATGAAGTGTTATCATCATATTTAACTGTTCTTGTTAATGTACCACCTATGCCAAACCCAGTTAGACCTGTCTGTTTTGTAAACCAGTTTTCTGCCCCATCAATTTTCTTAACCATTAACCATTTAGGTCTAAACCCACAGTAAATATATGAGCCATTAACATTACCATTACCTTTGTAAAATCCCATTTTACTAAATCCATTTTTCTCTGCAAAGCAATAAGCAACATAATCATCACCACTTTTATTTGTTTGATTGGCACTTTTAACTGAAAAAACTGTGCTTGTAGGTGCTGTGTCATTCCAAAATGTATCTTTATCTGCCCAAGTAGAGCCGTTCCATGCCATTTCAATGCCGTCTGTCCAAGGGTCAGTGTAATAAATTATACTTCCGTTACCTACTCCACCAAAATCTGCTGTGTCCATACTTTTGGTTATAATCATTTTGGGAGTTGTACCTAAACCATGTCCTACTGTTGCACCAAGACCTGTTCCTGTATAAGTAACAACAGAAAATCCTGAAGTTGTATTAGCTTGTACTGTCGATGTTATAGAGCCATCAGTATTTGAGCTGGTTGTTCCACCATTTGCTTTCCAACAAGCAGCAACATAATCATCGCCATCATTATTTGTATTTTCTATATTACCAGTTAAAGTAAATCCATCTGAAGTATAACTAGCTACATAAGTTGTTGTATCAGCAGTATTTTGTCCACTTGGCAACCAATTTATAGCTGTGCCTTGTGTTGAATTATTAAATACTGGGTGTCCATTACCATTATATCTTTTAATCCAAAGAGCATCAGGTTTAAATTGCATACCAGTAATTGTTTTTGTGCTATCACTTCCGTCCCATGTAGGTACTGAAAAGTGGTCGTGTGGTTGAAATGTAATATATGCCATGTTATCTCCTATCCGTAGTCCTTAATNTTCTTTGTACATATTGAATAAAATCCTAGAGGGTCATATTCAAATGTTCCATTACCACCAGTGTCTGCGACTCCTGATGATACTGCTGTTGTTCCAAATCTGCCCTCACCAAAGTTTACTTGACATTGAACTGCACCATTAAAGCCATATAAAGATACTGCTGGTATATAAAACTCATCTCCTACAGTAAAAGTAAAGTGTGGGTTTGCTCCTGTGTTAGGAACACCTACGCCACTACCACTATCCATAACAGTGCCATTGATTCCCCACCATGCTTTTCCATTATCTAAATCTAACCAACATTGTATGATGTCATTGACTGCTGGAGTAACTCCCATGTCTGCAACAGCATCAGAATTATTGTGTCTTAATATTTTAACTATTTGTCCTGCTGAATTACCAGCTCGGAAAGCCCATGAGTTTCCATTACCATCAGAATCATCACCAAGCTGATGATTACCCCTCATGTTCTGTGTTAAATCATCGCAACCATTTCTAGCAAAACCAACAGATAAGTAGCCACCTGTAGTAGAGTATTTAGTTTCCCAATACCATTTACCTTTGTTCATACCTAATGTTGCTGCAGTTATTTTTCCAGTATAAGTATCGGTAGCATGGTCTATTTGTGTACCAGCTTTGCTTATAACATTTTGTTGACCAATACCATTGTGTAAATAATTAAATGTTGCAAATAAATTACTAGGTGTTGATATAGATTGTTTTAAATCTCCATTTACTGTAAATGTATTCGAGTTGCCTGATGAATCTGTACCTAATGCACCAGCATTTTCAAACTTTAAAAAGAAACCATTAGAGCCATAAGTTACGCTTGGATTTAAAATTGGTTTCCATTCTCCAGTCGTGCTATCAGTTTCACCAAATACTGTTGGTGCTGATGCAGTTCCATCTACGAAATGAAAGTGAGCTAGTTGCCCATTAAAATATTGGCTAGTAGAGCCACCATAAATTTTAGCTCCTATAGCCCAAGATTGAGCTGCACTATTCCAATTAAAATCTGTATCTTGGTTAGGATAAGTTGGAGTATTAAAAGCAGTTTCTCTTACTCCATTAACATATAACTGCACTCTATCTGCAGCAGTTGCTTGTGATGAATCAAGAATATAATGAATATGATACCAAGAAGTAGTGTCTTTAAAATGTCTTGTAGTTTCTAATATCCATTGACCAGCTTGACCATTGTAATCAAATATTTTTAAAGTATCACTAGTTTCAAATCTGCAGAATGAATTTACTGAACCTTGTCCACTACCAAATATAGTTTCTTCAACTCCTATTACTGACCTCTTTATCCAAAAAGAAATAGCCATAGTTCTTCTGTCGCCATCACTTGGAAATATTTTTGTTAAATATGAATTTGCCATTAGTTAAATTGTCCTGAGTTGTTCATACCTACTGAAACAGTAATACTAAATGCCCTGTCTGCTGTTTGAGCTTCTGCATCTGTAGCCCTTAAGGTAAAGTTATAAGTCGTTTCACTTGTCGGACTAGGAGCTGTTCCTGTAATTGCTCCTGTAGAACTGTTTAGCGATAAATTCATAGTACTTGCAGGTGTGTCAGAATTACTGGTTAGCACACTTGTGGTTTCACTAAAAGCTACTGTTGAGTCTGATGTAGCATCTACATCTAAAGATACTGATGCTCCTGCTGCTACACTTCCAAGACTACCTGCTGCTGTAGACCATGTAGGTGCATCTGATACTGTAAGCAATGCTGATGAACTACGAGCTGCTAAACCATCAGGGTTCTCAACTCTTATAAAATAAGTGCCATCTGTGCCGATTGTAAAGTTTGCAACTACTGTAGTTGCGTTAGTAAATGAAACTGAGTTTGGAGTAAAGATTGCTCCTGTAGAACTTATAGCTTCTACATGACACCCTGTTACATAATCTGTTCCTGTTAAAGTTATCGAGGTAGCATCATTAGTAATTGTGCTTGGGCTTATACTACTTACAGTTGGAAAGGTAACTGTTGAAGATGTTGCTGCATAAGTTGGTATTCCACCAGCTACTGTTAAAACCTGTCCTGTGCTACCAATTCCAAGTTTTGCAAGTGTACCTGAAGCAGAAGCATAAATTATATCTCCTGTAGTATAAGATGTAATATTTGTACCACCACTAGCAACAGCTAATGTTGATGATAGTCCTGCTGCTGTTCCTGATGTATTTTGGTTTCCTGCTGAATTAACACCAGGTAAATCAATGTTCGCTGTGCCATCAAAAGATACACCACCAATATTTCTTGCAGTTTCTAAAGCTGTTGCAGTTGCTGCATTTCCTGTAGTCGAGCCTGATGTACCTGAAGTATTACCTGTTACATTGCCTACTACATTTCCTGTNACATCTCCTGTAATGTTTCCTGAAAAAGTTCCTGATAATACATCTGTACTTGAATTAAAAGTTAATCCTGATGCTGTCTTTGGCCCTAAATCACCAGTCGCTGCCGTTGTAAACAAAGGGAAACAAGTAGTGTCTGAGGATTCATCTGCAACAGTAATTGTTGTAGGTACATAACTTGAAGATGCTTTGCTATCTAATTGTGTTTGTATATTTGATGTTACGCCATCTAAGTAACCTACTTCAGTAGATGTTACTGCTGATACCGATACATCTCCACTACCATCTGATACTAATGCTCTTGATGCTGTTAGATTTTCCATCTTAGAAAAAGCTAAAGCTGCACTTGCGTTGACATCAGCGTTAACAATAACGCCTGTACCAATCGCTGCCGTACCTGTAGAACCTATAGATATATCGCCTGATATAACAACAGGGTTAAAATTTGTTCCATCGGCTATTAAAGCTGCACCACTAGTATTAGTAGCCATAAACAGGTCATCGCCTGATATGGTTAAATCACCACCTATAGTAGCATTGCTTGTTGTAGTTAACGTACCTGAAGATGTTAAACTTGTTGCTGTAACTGCTGGTAAGTTAGCTGCTAAATCTGTAATCGTTAATTTAAAGTTAGACCCTGAATAAGCGATAGCAAATACAGATTCTGTATTAGGGGTTGTTGTTGCTGTTAAATCTGTAAACTTTTGTGTTGCCATTTATTGTTCAGTCCATGTTGTAGTTGTTGTAGCTGGAACATCTTGCCAGTCATCAGGAGCTATAACAACTCCCCCTTCTTGTTGAANCAGTAATCCTGTTTCTGTTACTAATAAATCTAAATTATCTTCTGTTTCAAAATATCCCTCAGATGTATTTTGTATAACACTCCACGTTGTAGAATCTGTAGAAACTATAGTCCATGTAGTCATTAATATAATCCATAATCAATTCTTGTTACAGGTGCTGTGCCTGAGTGTCTATCTCTCTCGTTAGATTCTATTACAGAATCTTTAGCACTATTATATAAACCTGCCCAAACTTGTAATCTTTTGTCATTTTGCAGATAAGGTTCTGCTTCAACTAATGCACCATATAAGTAAACATCAGGGTGATGGGTAAGCATATCGTTTGTAGTATTAGAGTCTGATAAAGGAGGAAACGTTTTGTAATAAGATATTTCTATTTCATAAACTCCATCAGGAATAGGTCTTATTTGTATATCGTTGCCTTTAATTGAATAAGATTTTGGACAACCTACGCTGCTTCCTGCTTGTAATCTGTCCATTATTTCAGGTGTTAAAAACTCTAAAGGAGTTTTAGGATCTGTATTAAGTTTTATATTACGCATAGCAATATAGTCATCAGGTAAAGTATAATACTCAGTATCAGCTATAGTATTAGTTGTTACTCTAGTTTCCATTCTTCTGATTTTAAAATCTCTTTTATGCCTTGTTTCAGCTAAAGCAATAAAATCAGGAATAACATCGGTTAAATCACTTCTATCTAACCAGTTTGCTATAGATGTTTTAAGTTCTGCGTATGTTGATATTGCCATTATATTACTCTACTAGTTGTCTTTAAATATTTATAATCAGGACTGTTAAGTAATCTCTTAACAGCTTTCATATCTTGTTTTTTATTTATATCAATTCCAAATTTAATCTTCCATTCTTGTGCAACCATTACTGGTATTCTAG